ATTCGTTCTCTGCGGCTCTAACAGGAGCGCAGGACACGAACTATCCGTATAATCTAATCTTGGTACATTGTCTGTAATACCTCCCTCTACGGCAGCAGTAGTCGTTTCTATATAGTCTCTTGCTACAAGTCCCTGCTCAAGTTGGGCATCTTGGATGTATATATTATCTCCAATAGCACTAACACTATTGTTATTAGAAGGAGCGGTATAGATTCTTTGTTGAGTCATACCTGAACCTGTTAACGAAATCCTATACCAACCAGAACCTACATCTGTAATGGATGCATCAATAGCAGCACTATTAACATATCCTGTAGTTCCATTACTTAAATTAAAAAAAGCAGTTACACTAACACAATTCACATAAGTCCAATTAGTAGTTCCTGCTTTAGCATAAAAACTGAATGTAGATACGCTTGAAGATGTGTCTATAAATTGTCTTACTATACAAGTAGATGCAGCAGTTGCTTGTAACTTCCAAGCATCCGAACTACCATCATAACCACTCTGCCCTGCCGTTACACTTGAGTTAGTTTTAGTCCAAGAAGCATTTGAGAAGGTATTACTCTGCAAGAACAGGTTTTGAGTCTCCTTCTCTATATTACCATCTGCATTAACCCTTGTTGCAGCAGTTGACCTTGAGAAAGTAAAATCACCATCTCCATTAACAGGCTTTTGGCTATACACCTTGCTTGTCTTTGTTCCTGAAGGAATGAGTACAAGACTCGCTTTATCGTAAATGCTCATATCTTATAAAGTTGTTAAGGCGATACACTCGCTATCAGTTAATGCCGTTTCAAATACTAATGATTGATTCACTTCTAATCCCTTGTAAAAAGAAGAATTAAAACCCCAATACATTGAACTTAATGACAATGTAGAATTGCTATCCACCGAAGTAACATTTGTGAGTTTAGCACCATTAGCAAAAATACTATGAACACCACTTTCACGACGAACCATAATTTTTGCGCGAACACCCGTTGAACTTCCAGAACCTAAATAGGCCATTACTTTTCTTCCGCTTGTTTCATCTAAAATAATCCTACCACTTGAAGTAGTGTAATTTATATACCAAGCGTTTGTACCGCTTCCGTACAACATAATGTCATCTTCAAGAACTGCACCTTCCCAAAACAAACAAAAATTACTATCTAAAGAAATTGGCGTTCCTAAAACATTATTTTCAGCAGACCTCGTTTGACTTGTCCCATAGGTAGGGATATATGAGGTAGGGTAGCTTCCTGCTTCAAGTTGCGCTCCGTAAGCGTATACATCCGCTCCTCCATCAGTATTGTAAATACCATTACTTAAACTCGTTGATGGCGCAGTACATTTAATGCTACATCTAAACCATCCATTATCATAAGGTTCAATAGTTGCTCCGCTACCATCTAAATCAGTAATCGTACCCGCATCAAAATCTACTTCAGCACGGCTAACAAATCCCAATGGTGCTTGTGTGCTATACATATAAATTTCTATATTATTAGTGTTGTTCTTTTTTAACCAAACACTAAAAACATAATCCGCACCACTTGTAACGACTATGGAGTCATATATATTCAATGCAGAACCGCTATTGTTTGCCGCTAATGTGTAACCATTTAAAACACCCTCTGGTGATAAAATAGAATTAGGGGTAAGAACTTCACCCCCAACGGCATTCCAAGCATTGAAGTATTCGCTATAGGGTTCAAGATTCGTTCTCTGCGGCTCAAGTAAAAGAGAAGGACACGAACCACTATAATCTAAACGAGGCATATCCTCCAAGATACCTGCTTGTGCAGTAGATGCTCCTGTTTCAATGTAATCAGTAGCTACAAGACCTTCTTCGTACTGCGCTCTCCAAAGAAAAATACCACTAACATCATCGCCTAAATAATCTGAATTACCTGCATTTATTCTAACGATTTCGTTAGCGGTTGCATTGGTTTTTGTAATTGAACAACGATACCAATCATTTGAAAGTGCTACTACTGATGGAATTATACCCGATGAAATGGATGATATAGCACCATTTGTTAAATCAATAAAACAGCCAGTTGAACCAATCCGCAACCAAGTGGTTGTAATTTCCGATTGCTTTACATAAACTGAAAAAGTTTTTAACCCCGATGAACTTGTCGTTGTTTGGTCTATTCTATGTTGACCATTAACGGAAGTGGCTACTATTTTACTTGCGGTTAAAGTCCCATCGGGTGCAGTTGTAGCGTTTGGAGTTACACTTGCACTAACCGCCCCCCAAGGCGTAGTGTCAAAGTTGTTGCTTTGCTTGATTAAATTCTCTCGCCCTTTCTCAATAAGACCATTAACATCTACCCTCGTAGCAGCAAGATTTGAACCCCTACTAAAGGTAAAGTCCCCACTACCATCAGTAGGTCTAATACTATACAACTTACCATCCTTGTAGGCACTTGGTATCATTACCAAACTTGCATCTTTATATAAACTCATTAGAATAAATCGTTTAGTTCGTTAATTGTACAGGTTCTTGATTCAGTATCACCTCCTGCTGCTACCACTCTCGTATCATAAGCATCCATTAATTGTCTGCCTCTATCCGCTTGTGGGTATCTTCTTAATGCCTTGCTTACACATTCAAAGGCTTCCATTGTAGCACCATCCGCTAATGCTCTTTGTTGGAATTGTGCAGGGTCCAAAATGTAAAACATTGCACTTCCCCAACCTATCGTGTTGGTGAATGCATCTCCGCTACCCCACCAAGTAGAGCCGTATATTGAGCCGTAGCCTTTTTCGTCAGTTGCCATTCTTCTTTGTTTTCTTTAACAAGTAACTTTGCAGTTTCTTTATGTTCTTTTGCTTTGGCTTGTATGTTGTTACAGTACCCATCCGTTAAATGTACTATCTTTTAGTGGGTGAATATCATCATTTGTATTGGAATTGTACTCCGGAAACAAATTGTTGTTAAACGACATATAATCAATAAACCTACGAGTGTAGTATTCAGCAAGGTTACGTTCCTTCTCAATAAGGAACGACAAATCGTTTCGGGATACGTTCTCACCGTTTTCTACGGTTTTCTTATATACTCCCCCGTTGGAAGCAGTAAACGCTGCAAACGGCAAGTATTCAACCATAGCCCAATGTATAATCATTGCTTGTATGTGGTCGTTTACCAAAGTTTGGTAGTTGCCCGACAATGTATCGTCAATAATATCTTGCGATATTTTGTCGTATAGCTTTGAGCCAAGATATTGTTGTACGTGTACTTCTTGTGCAATTTTTATGAACTGAATGAACTTGTCAGTATCTACGTTTCCGGAAAGAAACGTATTACGTACAAGGTCGCTTCGTTTTATGAATAGTGCAGTAGCCATTAGATTCCTCCTTGTTTGTCTTTATCACTTGGTGGGTTGATGAATCCCTTATTCTTCATCCTGTTTGGTGCTATGCTAACCTTGTTGTCATTAGCCTCCGGGCGGAAACCCTTTGTACGGGCTTTGGTTGTGCTGATTGTTTCAGCATTCGGGCTTTTAACGTCAGGCTTAACACCATCTTTCCACATATACGTTTTACGAACCCACTTGTGGTGGCATCTTGCACCACCTTTATACAACCATATTGAGTAGTTGTCGCTGCCGTTAGGTCCAAAACCTGCATTGACCGACAACGTTTCCATTCTTACGATATCTTCCTTGCGGTATATCTTCTTGGCTGATACCATTTTCTTGCAAAAACTACGACTATTGGCTCCTGCCCTCAAAGGCGAGTACTGATAACGCACTCTAAACTGCTCTCCGGCTGCGTTAGAGCCGTCCTGCTCGCTTTTTGCGTTGGGACGGGCCGCTCCTGTACTTGCAAGGCCAATCATCTTGTCAAGGGCTTCTTCTTGGTCGTAGTCAACATCACGCTCGTCAACCAATTCCCAATTTTCCAAGTCCTCATCTTCACCAAACTCCAACAAAGCATCAGCGTTGGCTTCCAAACTCTCCTCCGGAACACAATTAGGAACTTTCTTACCGTCCTTCATCTTGTGGCCAATCATAACATAGCCGTCCCAACAAGGGTCGTCTTTGTCTTTTAGCTCTTGTTTGCAACCGCAATCGTGGGCTGATAGTTTCTCGCCTGTTTCCTTCTCCGTTTCTTCCTTCGTAACCGAAGCACTTCTATCCGTAAACTCAAGAGGTTGTAAAGTCTTGAAGTACAAGTCAAGGTTTATACCGTTGACTGCAAGAATCTGCTCAACAGAGTTTATAATTAAGTTTTGGAACGGGCGTATTACCGTGTTGTCAAACAACAAGGTTGCAGTCTCAATTTCTTCTGCATTGTTTCCTAATCCACTATTATCCTTGATACCCAACAACATAGGTGAGGTAACTCGGTGAGCAACCATTAGCTTTTGCATTGCCTCGCCCGACAAGAACTCGTATTGGGCCGGTGCATCGGAAAGAGGCACGGCATCAATAGTGGCTGCTAATTCTTTGCTTTCGTTAAAGGCAAGAATGAAGTTACCGGCATTGGAACTGCCGGAGAACTTCTCACGTATCTTACGCTCAATCTCCATACGCTCCTCCTCATCAGGAACTCCGTTGTTGAAGTTAATCATCATAGAAGGCGAGAGGCCATTCTTGATGTTGTTGATATGGTAGTTTGCTACTTCTTCTTCAAGCTCCGCATACGGAATACCACCTTGGTAGTCTACCGGTGAGTAGTAATAGTATCCTGCTTTATACGGGCGTATTACAAGTATCTCAATAGCATCGTTTGAGCTGCCGAACGCTGAATAGCGTTCCGGCTTTTCGTTTGGTTTTAGTTTTGTCCAATCAGCACAATAGTAATACCCATCAATATCACCCTCATCACTCATCTTCTCCGCACGAAGCGTTTGAATAGGCATATGTTCTACCTGCGCTACCTGACGTCCCTGCTTGGTGTAGATT